TAGCACCATGATCGTTTTCCTCAATCCAATCGTCTAGCGCACGCTTGCTGATGCCCAAGCTCACGCATATGTCGGCAATGCTTTTGCCAGCCTCAACCATGCTGAAGATCATCTCTTCGGGCATCTCATTGAGGAAAGCAACATCTTTCCTGCGCTTTGGGTTGCCAGGCATCGCTTAACCCCTCTTTAAAGCTGTTTTAACGTGCTGGACGATGTCCAATACCTTTTCGCGGATAAATGCCGCTATGAGCTTAATTTGAGCCATTCTTGAACCTTTCTGCCTGTGCGGAATTGAATTTGTATTCCATGGTGTCATTGTCGCTGAATGTCAGATCGTTTTCAAAGTCATCAAAGCCTGTCTCGCCACCGAGCTTGTGCTTGTACTTGGTGACTTGCGCTGTTGGCACAAGCGCCTTGGCCTTGATCAAGTGCTGAACTCCCTCGTCCGACATGAACACCTCCATCTCTTGCATTGACCAGATGTGATGATTTGACAAGTCCTGACGCTGAGTCTGTATCGCTACTGCCTCATTGACTGTTCTGACGATCACCATGGTCTGACCATTCTGCATCTCCCACTCAATCCGAGGAATGGCTGACGCTGTCTCCAGTCCCTCTTCGGTTGCCCACTGATCCAGCACGCCATATGCCCTGATCATTCCCGCCACGCTGGAATCGAACTTTGCCCAGTCTTTGGCCTCCATCGCCTGATGCAATCTGCTGTTCTGAATCCAAAATTTCTCTCTCAGCTCACTGCTTACTAAAGTAGTCAGTCGATTTTCTCCCCATTTCCTGTCACTGGCAGCCTTAACTGACTCCAACTCCATCAGTTTCGATTGAACATGAATCGTCCACGCGTCTGCCTTTGGACTTGGTTGCTCCACCACTGGATGCTTGTTTGCTGTTCTCTTTGTTGCCATCTCATTCCCTCGGTTTCAAATGGTGCATGGGTTACATATCATCGAGTCTTCTAGACTCTCGATTTGTAACTGTAACCATGCAAGCGTCAATTGGTAACATTTGTATCTTGTTTGTAACTTGTAACCTGTATGTTTATCCAGCCTCAAAGTCGTTGCTTTTGAACTGTAACCATACAAAATCGTCCCTGATCGCACCCTCGCCTGACTCAATCAGTCGCTGCTTTGCTCTGTGCCATGCCGTCTTGAACGTGCCTTTGTCCTCATCTGTACACCCCATCTTTGACCACAATTCCTGCCGCCACTGCTCCAATCTGATCGCATGACGTTGTAAACCATCGATGTACTTTGGCACTCCATGCTCTTTGACCATTCGCTCTAAACAGAGCATCTCTAGGCGCTGATTTTTCCCTTTCCCAGCATTACCCTTACTGGCCTTGGGTGGCTCAATATGCGTGTCATCGGATGACTGCACCGCAAGGCTGACGATTGGATCGCTCAGTCCGAGTCCCGCTGGCCTGATCTCTACCTCCACCATCTCAAAGCCAAATCGCTCGTTGTCTGCGCCGTCCTTTTGCTTGCTGATGGTGAGAACGCCTTTCATTTGCTCGTCAAAGCGCAGCAGCTCCAACTCTGTATCCACCGCGCCAAGCAGTGAGGAATGGCCGCGCAGTCCTTTGGCGGCGTCCTTGCCGCTGTGATGCAACACCATCAACGCGCAATTGAGGAATTCCTGTACCTTGCCCATGGCCGTAATGAATGCACCCATGTCTTCCGAGCTGTTCTCGTTGCCGCCGCCAAAGGCTCTGGCGAGCGTGTCCACGATGGCGAGGCTGAACTCCATGCCTGTCTGCTCCACCAGCGTGACCACGGCCATCATGAGCGCGTTGAAGTCCTCGGCGCTAGATCTGAGGTTGAGTTGGTGTCTGACAATATAGATCGGTGCGCCGTCCTCGGTTTGATGGTGCAGCTTGCAAGCCTTGATCCTTGCGCCAATGCCCCCGAACCCCTCTCCCGCCAAGTACAGCACAGCGCCTGTCTGCTTGACTGGTCTGCCCATCCACGCCCTGCCTGTTGCGATCGCCTCGGCAATGTCCAAGGCGATGAATGACTTGAATGAGCCTGGCGGTCCATACAGCGCCGTGAATGATCCTTTGGGAATGACACCCTCTATCAGCCACTCAACTGGCTCATCCTGAATGGTGTCCCAAGATTCAATCTTGATGGTCTTGGTTGGCTTTGGCTTGTCTGCTTCTTTTGGTGGGTCAGGCGCAAACTCATGTGCAATATCTGCCTGTTTCTGTACATGAGAATCCTGATGTGTATAGATTTCGTCTGTTTTTGTACTTGATGCTGTAATTGCCTGCAGTCTTTCGGGTATCGTTACATCATCCACGCTGTTGATCTTTGGCGCTGCCTTGACCAACGCCGCCAGCTCTGCCCTGCCGCCGCCTGCTTCAATGAACTCGTACGCGTCATCGCCTTGATCTTGCAGTCCGAGGTCAACTACCTTGACCGCCTTGGCGATGGGCAGGATGGCCTCTGCTGCCTTGCGAGCGTATGACCAGCCACTCAGATCGTTGTCGGGCAGGATCACTACATTGGCGCCAGCAAAGTATTCGGTGATGGCCTCGGGCCAATGGCCGGCGCCACTGTGCGCTGTGGTCGCCACAACGCCGAGTGACATCAGCGCGTCCACGGCCTTTTCTCCCTCTGCGAGATAAATTATTCTTCCCGCTGTCTTTGCGTCCAGCAGCTCTGGCAACTTGTATGGGACGATCCTTGCGTCACCCAATGTTGGGTATCGCTTGCCGTCTGTATCTACTTTGTATAGACGATAGGTTTTGCCTGTCTCGCCCACGCGCAGTCTGTGCTTGACAAAGACTGTGACGCGGTCCTCGTCCTGATACTGCCATTCCTGCTGAAACTCGATCTTTGGTAGTGGCTTGATGTTGGCGAGTGGATCTGGGCGCTCTTCAAGCTCTGGAAGTAGCTGCATATCCCTGATGGTTTGGAATACCGATTCCTGAGTGCAGCCACCATGACAGTGGAAAAGAGGTTTGCCCTCATCATCAATGTGTACTGAGAGTGATGGATTCTTGTCGCCGTTGCCCTTGCCGTGACTTGGTACTGGGCATGATGCTACCCATTGGCCGTTTGCTCTCTTCGCGTTGCCGAGCTGCTTGGCTATTTGTTCTGCTTGCATTAGTTATCTTTCTGTAAGGATTCGCCATGCGGTTGCCGCGCATAAAGGCACTTGTCCATTTCCAATGGCTTTAAGTCTGTCCACCCGAGCGGCCACCCCATCAGCCACTCTACCCAAGGCGGGTTCAGTGGACCACCAACCTGTGCCGCGAGGGGTATCTCGTTCCTGGCGTATTCCGAGGGACTTCCGCTGTCTTTGTACATTCTCTGAACTGGTGTGGGCCAAAGTCTCGGATTGTTCTCTTGGTCCCCCAGTCTGATTTGGATGGGCTGGCCGTTCTCGCGATGATTCTTTCCCTGTTTGAGCAGGCCGCTTGTCCCCCCCCCCCCCCGTGTCTGGAGTGCGCCACAATCCAGATGCGGTCGCGTTGGTGCGGTGCTCCAACATCTGCCGCTCCCATAACAGTCCACCGCGTGTCATACCCGAGGCAGGAAAGGTCGCCAAGGACTCGTCCGAGTCCTCTATGAATGAGCATTGGGCTGTTTTCCACGAATACGAATCTGGGTCGAACTTCGCTAACCACCCGCGCCATGTGATACCACATGGAGGATTGCTCTCCATCGAGTCCTGCGCCGCGTCCTGCGATGCTGATGTCGGTACATGGAAAGCCGCCAGATACGACTTCAGCAATTCCTCTCCATGGTGTTCCATCAAAGGTTTGTATGTCATCCCAAATCGGGAAAGACGGGAGAAGGCCGTCATTTTGTCTGGCGCACAATACGCTTGCTGGGTATGGCTCCCACTCAACGGCGCAGACTGTTCTCCATCCAAGCAGTTTTGCGGCAAGTATTCCTCCACCAGCGCCTGCGAATAAAGCCAACTCATTCATGTTTCCCAATTCAAAATATTTAGAGGAAAAAAAAGCCGAGGCTGTTACACCTCGGCGCTACACACTATCAGTTAGAACATTTCGTCATCTTCTACGGCCTGCGCCATTGCTGACTTTGCAGGCGCTGGAGCTGGTGCAGCCTTTGGAGTTTCTACCCATGTTCCAGGCGCTGGCTTTGCCACTGCCTGTGCAATGTACTCCTCATCGCTCTGCCCCATGCCGGCAGGCTTATCAATCCAACTCACAATGGTGAAGTTGGGAATGCGTGTCGTGCCTTTTCCGATCTTTTCCAACTTGCTGCCTGTGTACTCCAGCACAGGCAATTTGCCTGCATTGGCGGCACGCTGTGCGGCGCATTCGGTGTACATCTTTTCCAGTCCCATGTTCGGACCTACGCCACTTGATGACCATTCACAAGTACCGATCTCCTTGTTGTAAAAGGTCACGATAAAGCCGCGCTTGTGGTCAGGCGTAGGCTGTGCGCCCTTGCGTCCCAACTCTGAGTCGGGTTGCCAGTCGCGGATGCCGACACCAAGTTGGAGCCAGCCTGTTTGCACCGCATCGATGTCAAACACGATTTTCTTGAGCTGGATCTCAGCGCCAAGGTTGTTGGTCCAAGCGTTGGCTTGGGGTGAGAAGCGGATGTAGTTTCCATTACCGCCACCAGATGAGAGATTTAGCATTTGCGTTTCGCTTTCAAAGTTACAGGGTTTGCATTATTGACTCAAGCTGCGGTCTTTTGCGAGCGTGAGTCCACTTGATACCTTGGCCGTCAATGCGTCCAAGATAACTCTGTTTTCCTTTGGCAGCAACTTTTCAGCCGCCGTAGGAGATATTAGTTCAGTCTCAAAGATCTGAGAATCTGTAAGTCCTGCGTCAGTTAGTGCCTGACGCGCTGTTGTTGAGTCAATCCATTTGCGCGAGGCGCGTTTGGGTTGGAGCTGCCAGCCTGG